GATGGCGTTAGAAAGAATTCGTAGTTGGATTGTAGAAAAACTTAATCCAGCTCAAGAGCAAATACACTTTGATGAAGGTGGCCATGTTGGTAGCACTACACAAATAGTAACCAACCAAAATGCCTTTAAACATATAGACAGTGTAAACAGAAGTGTAAACATGGTAGTTAGTGCTTGCGCTAGCTTAGACTATGATATAAAAGACAAAATAAATGATGGTGTTGCTATTGGCATACGCCAAAAAACATTAAACACACTATTAAATTTTAGACCTAATCCCTATCAATCTGCACAAGAGTTTCGCAGAGAAATTTTCAAAGATTTAATTCTAGAAGGCAACGCATTTATACACTTTGATGGTACTTTTATGTACCACCTGCCAGCGTATAATGTAGAAATACTCAGCGACCCTAAACTGTATATACGTGGCTATCGCTACAGTGGTAATGTAGATTTTAAGGATAGCGAAGTATTTTACTTTAAGGATTTAAGCAGCGATAGTATTTATCGTGGTAGTAGCAGGTTGAACAGCTGTATGGAAAATATAAATATCTTATACAGCATGCAAGATTTTCAGCAGCGCTTTTTTGATAACGGCACTGTATTTGGCTTAGTGCTTACCAGTGAGAATACACTGTCACAGCAAGCAAAAGAAAAAACACTGCAGTATTGGCAACAGCGGTATAATCCTAGGGTTGGTGGCAAGCGGCCTATTATACTAGACAGCGGACTAAAGCCAGTAAAGCTAACCGAGCAAAGCTTTAGCGATCTAGACTTTGATGTAGCCATTCGTACGCACAGCGAGCGTATAATGACTAGCATAGGCGTACCGCCTATACTCTTGCAGGGTGGCAACAACGCTAACATATCGCCCAATCTTAGATTATTCTACCTAGAAACAATACTGCCAATTGTTAGACTGTATATTAGTGCAGTTGAGCGATACTTTGGCTATGATGTAGATGCAATAACTAGCAATGTCAGTGCACTACAACCAGAAATAAAAGATATAGCAAGCTATCATGCTAGCTTAGTAAACGGTGGCATTATAACACCCAATGAAGCCCGCGTAGAATTAAGGTATCCCAAAGTAGAGGGTGGGGATACCATCAGAGTACCTGCAAACATAGCAGGTTCAGCAGCCAATCCGTCGGTGGGCGGTAGGCCACAAGGAGCTAAGGAGTAGTATGGATATTAAAAATAAAGTTATATATTTTAATTCCAGGTTTACCACTAAAGCTGTTGCACAGGAAGACGAGGACAGCATTACCATTGAAGGCTATGCGTCCACCAATGACGTTGATCGTGTAGGTGATGTAGTGCCTACTAGTGTATGGGAAAAAGGATTACGTGACTACCTTAAAAATCCCATTATATTAGCGTACCACAATCATCAAATGCCTGTTGGTAGAATGGTTGAACACCGTGTAGATGAGCGCGGATTGTGGATTAAAGCCACAATTTCAGATGCTGCAGATAACGTGTATAAACTAATTAAAAAAGGTATCCTAAGTGCGTTTAGTATCGGGTTTAGGGTCAAGGATGCCGAGTATAATAGCGCAGCAGAAGTATTTTTAATTAAAGACCTAGAATTACATGAGATTAGTGTGGTTAGTATTCCTGCTAATCAAAACACACTTTTTAGTCTATCCAAAGCATTTGATAGTGCAGAGGAATTTGAGTTATTTAAACAGCAATTTGCAGTTAGTGATGGATCAGCTAAAGGGCTTGACGATCACACAGTAGCAAATAGCGCAAACGAGAGGAAATGGAACATGGATCCAAAAGAGTTAGAACAAATGCTAGCTAGAGCTACTGCACAAGCTGCAGAGCAAGCTGCCAAAGCTGTTGTTGAAGCACAAACCAAAGCACTAGCTGAAAAAGCTGCTCAAGACAAAGCAGAAGCTGAACTACAAGCAAAAATTAAAGCAGCTGTTGCCTCAGTGCAAACAGTTGACACAGGTGCTGAGCGCCTACTAGCTGACGTTGAAAAGCGTCTTAACGAGCAGGCCGAAAGTCACAGGAGTGCGCTTGAGGGTCTAGAGGCTGCACTACGTGAAAAAGCCGCTGAACTAGAAGCAGTTCAAAAGAGCCGCATGCAGTTTACTGATGTTAAAGCTGGCGAAGCCACCTACACAGAAAAAGAAACAGCTATTCTACTAAGCAAGATTACTCGCAAGTCTGTTGAGCAAACACAGTTTGGTCAAAACCTAGTACAAAAGTATGCTAGCGCTGGTACAGCAGGTGCTGCTGGTAGTGGTGGTGGTGCTGGTGGTGCGTTTCGTTTACCAGCTGCTACTTGGGAAACCGAAGTTAGCACAGCCATGGAAGATGAAGTTCGTCGCCGCCTAGTAGTTGCTGGACTAGTACGTACAGTACCTATGAATAATCCTATTATGAAGGTGCCCTTAAATCCAGAAGCAGGATATGCAACCTGGGTTACAAATGCACAGTTTGGTACTAGCAGCAGCAGTGGTGCTACAGGTTCACATGCATTAAAAGAGCTAACACTAAACAGCTTCAAACTAGCAACACGTGAGTACATTGCTTTTGAAGAAGATGAGGATAGTTTAATTGCTATTCTACCAATTGTACGCGATGCAATGATTCGTCGTATGGCTAAAAGCGTTGACAAAGCAATGCTAATTGGAGCTGGTGCCGGTGCCGATCCTATTACAGGCCTAGCAACATATGATGCAACAAGTGTCGTTAACTTAGACGAAAGTGATATTGCTGCTGGTACAGCAGGTGCCGGATTAACCGCTGCCAAACTAATGCTTGCACGTAAAGATCTAGGTTACTGGGGACTAGAGCCCAGCGAGCTAATCGCTATTGTAAACACATCAAGCTATTATCAATTACTAGAAGATCCTAACTTCCTAACAGTTGATAAAGTTGGTGATCGTGCTACACTATTAACTGGTCAAATTGGTAGCATCGGTAATACACCAGTTATTGTTAGCGCAGAGTTTGCTGCTGCTACAGCTGGTAATGTTGCTGCAATTATTTTCAATCCACGTAACTTTATGGTTGGTAACCATCGCGGTATGCGTGTAGATACTGACGACAATGTTGAAACACAAAGCCGTATTCTTGTTGCTAGCATGCGCATGGGCATGACACAAATTAGCGACAGCGAGGGTGAAGGCGTTTCTGCTATTCGTTACGTAGCTTAATTTTTTAAACTGGGCAGGGCTCGTCAGAGCCCTGTTTCTAAAGTCCAACGTGTTGGCCTTTAGAAACACAGGAGGATTTATGGCTGACTTAATTACCAAGTCTGAATATAAAGACTATTTGGGCATTACAACAACTAACAAAGATGATGAAATTGAGTTGCTAATACCCAAGGTTAGTCAACTAATAAAAACCTACTGCCGCAGAACTTTTATAGATCACTTTGACGAAGAAAAGATTGAGTATTTTGACGGCGGCTTTAACAGGCTGCTATTAAAAGAATCGCCGCTAGTTACTGTACTAAAAGTTAGTAAAAGCATAGATTACGGTCAAACCTATACAGATTTAGTAAAGTTTACAGACTGGATAGAGGACGGAGATAGTGTACGCGGCATTAATGATTACAAGTGGTTTCCAGAAGTAATTCGTGGATATAAAGTAAATTATTTTGGTGGCTATGAGTTTGTACCAGAGGATCTTAAATTAGCGGCACTTGATTTAGTAGAATACTATAGTAAGAATAATAGTGCAGTACATGTAAACCGTGATGTTACACCAAATGTAACACAAATACAATATGTAGCTAGTACAAATTTTCCAGCGCATATTAAGCGTGTACTAGACCAATATGTAGCGGACTATGCATAATGACCGCAGAAGCTTTTAGACATGCTGTTAAAAATAATAGAGCACTAAAAGAATGGTTTTATGACGAAAAAAATTCTAGGGGCATACTACACCAAACCCGTGCTAGCAGCAAAGATTTTATAGATGCTAGCCGAGTAGATTTTATTCTTACCAAAGAACAGCTGGTTACAGTGGTTGGAAATGAAACTACGGCTGACGCCATATTTGCAACGGTGCAAGCAGATACTAGTGATCCTACAATAGAGTATCAACTCGGTCGCGGCCAAGAAACTATAATATTTCGTAATATAAACTTTCGAAATCTTAATAAAACCATTGCAAAATACCTAGAAAATATAGCTGAAGCTGCTGGTTTAGGTAAAGGCGTAGTGCAAGCCCAAGCTATTGAAGCTGAGCGCAGTTTGCAAAACTATGATAAGGGTCATGTATATGGCTGGGCAAACACCCTAGTAGAGCGTACCAGAGAAAGTATCACAGAAAAGCTTAAAGATAGCAGAGTTCCCCCAGATCAGCTACAAAAAGAATTAGACGCACTAAATAGTTTTATAGATAGTTTACATAATTTACTAGAGCAGTATGACGAAGCTGCTAGTGGTATAACAGATATTACCGCTGACGTTTATGCTAAATATAGAAAAACCAGCACAAATTGGCTAATTACTTGGCACGGTGCTGCAGAGCAGCAGGCTGGTGGCGGCAAGGTTGGTACGATTATAGGTAAAAGTAATAATGTAAATGTTCGCGGATTCTTAAAAAATGTTGTGCTAGGATCAAGCGATAAATTAGTAGAAGATGCTCTAACAGGTATGGTGAACAGTTTTGTAAAAGAAGGCATAGCCCAACAAGGTGCAGCCAATTTACTACAACTTAAAAGTTCTCCACCAATTTTAGACATGATTGTAGATGATTTAACAGCAGCACTAACAGGTAAACCTAAAAAGTTAAAGCCAGAATATACAGGCGATCTACCTAATTTAGCAAAATTACCTATTAGACGAGTACTTAACAAACAAGCCGCAAAAGCTAGTGTTAAAAAAGTACAAGCTGAACTAATGAATTTAAAAGGTAAAGTACGTAGAGCTAAAGCCAAAGTTAAACAAGCTGTACTGCCTTTTGCAGAAGTTAATTTACTAAGCCTAACTAACTTACTTAATTTAGGCTTAGCCGAACAGATTAGACAGAATATGGGCACAGGTGATAGACGTGATGTGCTAAACTATAGAACCGGCAGATTTGCAAATAGTGCTAATGTAGAAAGATTAACTATGAGCAAACAAGGTATGATAACTGCATTTTATACGTATATGAAAAACCCATATGCTACTTTTAGCGTAGGTGGCAAGCAACAGTTTCCTAGAAGCCGCGACCCTAAACTGCTAATATCTAAATCAATTAGAGAACTGGCAGCACAGCAAGTTAGCAATCAACTAAGGGCCGTACAAGTATGAGCAAGAGAATAAGTATAGTAAAAGCCCTGGCAGAACGTTTTAAAACCATAGACGGTACTAGCCCGTACAATACCAACTTACAAGGTTTGTGTTTTCCCAAGCTAAAATTTTGGGATGAAGTCAATGACTTTCCCAGCGTGTACCTAAGTACTGGCACTGAAATGCGTGATTATTTGCCAGGAGATTTTGCCTGGGGCATGTTACGCGTATGTGTAAAAGTTTATTGTAAAGGTGAAGATACAGCACAAGATCAGCTTGAACTGCTCTTAGAAGATTTAGAACGCTGTATTGATACTAGTCGTCAATTAATCTATGATACAACTAATGGTTATACAACAACAGAAATATTAATAGACTCAATAACTACAGACGAGGGTTTGCTAAACCCCTATGCGGTTGGTGAGATTAACTTACAAGTCCGTTACCAGATTATGTAAGCAACCGTGCTAGTTTGCTGATCACAGATAAATATCTCGTTAACGCAATGTGGCACCTAATAAAGAGGAAGTGAGATATGAGTTTTAATTTAATTCGTAACGCGCGCATGTTCTTTACAACCAATGTGGATGTAAACACAGGTGTTGTAAAAACTGATGGTTTTACTGCTACAAATACTAAAGAAATTCAGGTACTAGATGGCCTAAGCTTTAGTCAAGCTACAGGCAGCGAAACTGTAACTATTAATGAAGCGGGTATAGCTCCTATTCGCGGTCAGCGCAGCTTTAATACTAGCCTAGAACCAGTTGAGCTAAGTTTTAGCACCTATATTCGTCCATTTTTCCAGGAAGGTAGTAGTAGTGCTACAGGATACGATACAGATGACGTAGTAGACGCTGAAGAAGATGTGCTTTGGAACGCATTTGCTGCTGGCTATGTAGATGGTAGTGCCGAACTAATAGGTGGTGCTAGTGCCGCTTGGACAAAAACTGCAGGTGTAGTTGGCCCACCAGCTGTGGAACCATATAGCACACTAACTTTTGCTAATAGTGGTAAAAACCAAATGCAAAAATTTGGTGTTATTATTACACTAGATGCCAGTAGCTATATAATTGACAATTGTGTGTTAGATCAAGCTAGTATTGACTTTGGCCTAGACGCTATTGCTACTATTGCTTGGACAGCTCGCGGCAGCACACTACGTAG